GTCATAGTAGTCGTCATAGTAGTGCCCATCAGAATAACCTCGTTGTTTCTTCATCTTCGAATTTCTCAAGGTATCGACCAGTATTGTGGTCATAGAATAGCTTAATGGTCTTTCCTGTAGCCAATCCTGTGTACCTATCTTTCAATACCCTGAATGTAGTGGTGTTTCTTTCATCTTCATCTTCTGCTTGTTGATTACGTTCATACGCAAATATGTAGTTACTCCAGAACCCAATAGTTCTAGACCCTCTGAAGTTAGCAACAGTAACCCTTCCGCCTTCTTCATGGGGTTTTCCATTGGGTGTATTCAGGTGAGATATATAGTAGAAAGTGAAGTCTAGTTCTTCAGCTAGACCAGACATCTCCGACATAATCTTAGACAACTCTGAGTTAACATCAGCAACATCAGATACCAATGCTGTTAGGTTGTCTAGGAATATATCTTTGATTCCCATTACCACAACGTAGTACCTTATATACTCTTTGATACTATCCCAATCCTTAGTACCTTGATGATTATACATGAAGCAAGTATCCTTGATAGGTTCCATTGCTAATTCTAGTTCCTGAGTAGTCCATCCTGAATCTGGTACATGGAAACGTTTATTCGCGTGTTTTCCTGCTATTACTTTGGCTGTCTGTGCAGGTTCCTCTTCAAGAAAGAACAAGGCAACTGGGAGTTTATGCTCAAAGAGTAACCAATGTATTAACTCTTTAAATCCCTCCGTTTTACCACAGCCTGTCCCTGCACCGAATCCAAGTAGTTCCTTGCGTCTAATGCCATAGGTTAAGTCAGTGATTGTTTGCCATGGATAACTTAGACCACGTTCCACTGGTTGTATAGCTTTGTCCCATACATCAGCAACGGATACAATACCATCAGGTCGTCTAACCTTAGCCTTGAATACCACTGCCTCGAATAGTTCATGGTCTTTACCACGTAATATCATATCATTGGCATCTTTCTCGGATATTATAGCAACCTTAGCCTCTGGTAATATACGTAAGGCATCACTCAAAGCTTTATCCCCTGCTTGGTCTTTATCAAAGCATAAGATTACTTCATCAAATCTATTTATGTAATCCATAGCGGCATGAAGCTGATTGCTTACGCTAGACGAACCATTAGACAATGAGCACACTGCTCGTAGGTTCCTGTACTTCTCCGGGGAGTTATCATATATTGCTTGGTAGACAGACAATGCATCTTCTTCCCCCTCTGTAATAATCAATGCTTTACCACCAGTAAATACATGACTACCCCATAGGTCTGAATCTTTGCAGTCACCCACACAACTGAATGTCTTAGGCATTATCCTAGACTTGTACCCTGTTAGGTGTCCTTGTCTATATCTTGGGTAATATATATCTGTAACTGTCTTGCCATCTTCGGTAGACACTGCGGTCTTTACTCCGAATTTATCTCGTATTGAACCTCGTATACCCCTAGCTTTAAAGCTTGGGAGTGTTTCTATTTCATTGATACCTAGTTTCACTTCTGTGGACTCCTTAGATTTTCCTGTCTCTTTGTAATCACATCGGTTACAGAATGCACCACCATCCTCGAACCTGATTAGGTGATTGCCTGTCTTATCCTTGCCCTCTGCTCTACACCGTGGACAAGCCTCGTCTCCAACAATTCTACTCATCGCATAATTCCTCTATTTTTCTGTCTACCACAATAATGCTATACCCCATGTATGCACCAATGGTATGGATTAATTGTTGGTACATCGGACTATGTCTATCTCTAGCCTCGATAGCTACCTTAGCCATACGACTAAGGTGCTCTTTTGAGTATCTAGTCATTAGTAAACTCTAGACGTGTACATACCTTTGCTTTCTTGGAACGTAACCATAGCTCTATAAGGTTTTGTTCTTTGTAGCCATCGGTATACGTTTTAGCAGTGAATAACTCTTTGCGTAATATAGAATCATGTGGTAATTCTTCACGGCATAAGAGCATTACCCATATCCCCACGATTATCCAACCACATGATAATGTTAGGACAAGAACCAGATTATATATATCTAAGAAGAACGATAGATATATCAAGGCTGGTAAGCAGGTAACTAAAGACAGGGCGAATATACATAGTAATGTAATGAATGATAAACCTTTGATTACCTGCTTAACATATCCGCAGATATCTCTAGCTATCTCATGCTCCCATGTTACCACCAAGTCATTGATGAGTTGATAGTGCCATGATTTCTTATTGATTTTCATAGGGTGTTACTCCTGTATTAATGTGATTGCTGAACCCTCTGGCAATGGCTTAACTCTAGCCCCACGACATGACTCTGTTATACTCCACGTATGAACCGGGTTAGTCAATGAGACGATTATGTCATCATATACTCTGATAACTATGTGACCTTTATTACCACCTGATATATTACCGGCTATTCCTGCTGTAACTTCATAAAGTCTATGCATTTCCATATCCCTCATATACATGGTGTCACCTGATGTTGTTTTATTCACTACTATATCCATAATGTAATACTCCTGTTTGTTTAAGTCAATGCAAGTTAACATGAGCTACGTTAATCTGCAAGTGATATTTATTTTATTTTAAGCTGAACTAATTTAAATCCCTGTTGTCAAATCCTTTGTATACTTAGTAAAGCTTTGTATCCTTTGATAGTCTCTATAGTATTATAAAGATAGAGTAAAGATAGTGCTAAGCTACTTACTAAGTATATACAAAGGGTAATCTGTCACTATATGCCATCCCCCCGAGATTGCTTTTTAAGCCTAGCTTTAAGAGCATCCAGTTCAGTGATACAGAATACGCGCTCATTAAGCAGTGTCACCTCCCCTTTATATTTACAGGATGTCAGGGATTTAAGACTTGCGTCATAGATTGCCGATTTATAGACAACGAACAAAGCAAAGAAACCCAGTAACCAGAGAAGTGTAAACTTCAATATCTTAGCCCAGTTCATTGAGCACCCCCCGAAACTATACAGTAAACCATAATTAAAGTTAGACAGACACAGATTATGTCTAACACCAGCTGTTGTCGTTTATTTGGCACTCTCATTGATTTACCCCCAATCCAAGTCAGATAACATGTTTGCCCTAGCTGTTAACATTGGTTCTAACATTGGTTCATCATCGGGAATGTCTAGCTCTAATGACCCAACTAATTCAATTATTGCTTGTAAACCCTTGAATACTTGGAATTCCGATTCTGTTAAGAGACTAGCGCCACACTCTGGGCATGGTCTACCAACATAACTACCATAATCCTCCAGATTTACAGTATCGTTCTCATAGTCACACGCATCGCAGTTTATACCATGTGCTTGCATCATTAAGTCTGTATTCATAATGTGTTACTCCAATAGTTATGTAGCTAAATTGCTACTGGATAGACACCCTCCAGTGCCCATCGTAGTAGCAATCTAATATCCCTCGGTAGCGTCCAGTACCATCTCACATACCTCTTTATCAAAAGCATTAAGAGCATCGTCACCCCAACGGGATTGGATATAGTCATAGATTACTTGAGACTTATCCAAGCCCTTGAAGTATCTAGTCTGGTCATCGGATAATGCTAAATCAACAGCCAGTGTTAATAAGCCTACTTTTATATTTGTTGGTATAATCATGTCTATGCCCCTGTTATAGATTATCTAAGAATGTTGATAAGTTATCAACGAGTTTATATTCCCCGTTGTCTAGCTTAGCCTGCGTTTCTGCCGTGGTCTCCCCTAGGAATGTTGCGCGATGTCTAGACGTAGTGGCCGAGACTTTCCAGTTTCTGTCTAGATACACAGCGTTAGCCATAAATATATCAGCGCATATTACAGTGTCATAACTTTGGAACGCGTTGTATTTTGCGCTAGCTATTACAAAGTGATTAATCACTGGTCTGCCGTTGTCACCTTTAAGTTGTTGTATAATCATAATGTTTTACCTCTATGTAGTTAAGTTTAATGTCCGTAGTTGAAACCAATGTAATACCTGTTACCGTTGACCATGATAGCATCGTTATAGCTACCACAGCAACCCTTCAATGTTTGCTTGTTAAATTCTTCTAACATATTCTCTGGATATACCCTGATATTGTCTATGCAATCTTCTGCCAGCATTGCCAGTGTAAGGTATACCAGAACATCCATATAATCAGCAGGCTTTACCCTCTGCATAAATGATATCTGTCTATGTTTCCAATAATCCAATGTTGCTAATTCTAGGTCTGTTATCATTGTATTGTGCTCCCGTTGCGTCATAGTAGTAAATCACAATAGGCTATCCGCAGTTGAATAGCCT